AACCGCGAAGGCGGCCCCGGTGGTCCCGCCGGCTCCGCCGGTCCGGAAGTTGGCGGCGGTCGTCGATTCTCCGCGGCCGATGCCGGCGCCGATGGGCTCATCTTCCGAAATGCGGGTCGTAGACCTGGTTAACGGCGAGCGGTCACGGCGCGGCCTGGCTCCGCTGTCCCCGTCGCCTAATTTGATGAATGTTTCCCGCAGTTGGAGCAACACCCAGGCGAACCGCGGGCGTATGTACCACTCGAAAAATGGCTATATGGAGAACGTCGCATACGGGCAGGATTCTCCGGAGTCGGTAATGAATGCGTGGATGAATTCCCGCGGGCACCGGGCGAACATTTTAAGTTCAAGGGCGACCACTATCGGGGTAGGTTGCGCCCGTTCGTCGAACGGTCGTCTGTACTGGACGCAGTGTTTCCAATAGCCTCGGGAGCCCCCGCAATGAAAAACCTTTGTCTGTCTTGCGTCGTGTTTGTTTTCGTCCTGGTTGGTATGGCGCAGGGCGGCGGCTACGGTTCGGCAGGCGGCGCCCCGCGTTCAACGGCCGGCGGCTACGGGTCTGCCGGTGGCTCGACCCGGTCTTACGGCGCCCCGGCGGCTCCGCGTTCGTCGGGCTGTCACGGCGGCGGCCCGCGTTCGGTCGACACGTTCGGCGGCCCCGCCGCCGGAGACTCGCGCAGCGTCGTTGAGGTTCCCCCGGCTCAGGTTTCGGCCCCTGCCCCCGTCGCGGCCCCGGCCCCGGTGGCGGCCCCGGCCCCGCGAACGGTAGAGGCTCCGCCGGTCGCGGTCGAAATTCCTCTGGTGGCCCGGATCGTCCTGCGCGAAATCGTCGAAGTCGATAGCCCGGAAGTCGTCATGGCCCCGGCTCCGGCCGGCGGCTGCGAGAGCGGGCAGTGTGAAGCGCCGGTCGGTAGCGGCGGAGTCGGTCCCGACGGCCGGCCCCATCGGCTCGTCACGCAATACCGCGACGCCCGTAAGGAAATGCACGAAAGCCACAAGGCGGCGAGGCTGGCGCACAAGGCATACCGACACGCGCGGCAAGCCGACGAAGAAACGACGAACCGAACGGCGATCGAGGCGGCCAGTAACGCATATCGAGCCGTGAAACAGTAACCCGCTGCCGATCATGGAACGGGGGCCGGTCGTGCGCTATCTGCCCCTGTTCCTGTTCGGCGTTTTGATTCTCGCGGAGAGCCGGCCGGGGCGGTCGCTTGTGGGGACGGTGTTACCATCGCTCCCGTCCCCCCGCGGCCGCCCCTTGCCGGTTTCCCCGCCCCCGGCCTGCACGGCAGAGCCGGAGCTAGTTTTTCTGAGCGGCGTATGTCCGCCCGTCCGCCAGCCGGTTCGGATGCAGTGCGAAATCCTTACCGATCTCGCCTCCCGGCTAAAAGACCCGTCCTATTGGGCGGACCCGACGGACCCGGGCGACCTTGTCACCCACGCGCACGAAATGTGTCACGGCGTCAGTAACAGGCTGCACGCCAGCACCCTAAAGCACGGCATCTACTTAGGGGACGGCATGGGCATCATCCTGCCCCATCCCCGCGTAACGATTACGCAAGTGGCGGCCCGGATTCCGGAGCATCAGCGCGGCAAGGTCTACGATCTCTACATGAGGCAACAAGCCCGCGAATGGGATAGGTCGCCCATCTACATACTGGACGAGGCCGTCGCGTATTACGCCGGATGCGTCGCGCACCGGCAGTTGGGCTACGGAAAGCACCGGAGCGAGACGTTCGATTTCGCCAAGGAACTGCAAATCTATTCGGAGGTTTTCGTGGAAACCGTCCGAAAGCTTGACCCCGGTTACAAGGAAATGGTAACGCTAGATGCGTTCGTTCGATGGCAGGGCGAACGCCTGGCAGCACTAGGGGAGCCCGATCGTGGTCGTTGAACATCCCGTTTTGGTTGCAAAGCGAGCATACGACCGCGAAAAAGCGGCGCGGTGGCGAAAGGCCAATCCGGAAAGGTATGCCAAGCAAAGGGTCAAGGATGAAAAAGCCTTTCGGCTCAAGCATCCTGACAAGATGAAGGCGAAGCGTAAAAAATATTACGCGAAGCACAAAGAGCAATTCAACGAAAGCTCTAACGCAAGATATGCCCGAACGAAAGACGCTGTTTGCGAGAAACAGAAAGAGTACCGGGAGAATAACCGGGCCGCGATCCTGGAACGGATAAGGCGGTACCGTCGAAGCAAGCGGGCGGACCCTCTATTTCGTTTACAGAACATCCTTCGCAGTCGGCTCAACGGCGTGTTGCGAGAGCGCAGGAAAGTAGGGTCTGCGGTTCGTGATCTCGGATGCTCTGTGGACGATCTGCGCGCAATGCTAGAGGCACAGTGGCGTCCAGGCTGGTCGTGGGAGAACTACGGGACTGATTGGCAAATCGACCACTATTTCCCTATGGCTTGTGCAAACCTTGAAGACCGTGCCGAACTACTCGCGGTCGTCAATTACCGCAATCTCCGGGCTCTATCCCGGCAGGAAAACGCCGACAAGAGCGATTCTGTCTGCGCGATAGCCCAGCACCTATTCAACGGGCTGGTGCGGGAGTTCCGGGCGGCGGCCGAATAGCCGCGGCCCGATGATTCAAGGGGAACGCGGAGACGTTTACCTTTCTTGGCATTCCGGGCAAGTGTGTTTCCCGGTAACTCTTAACCGTAAGGGAACCGCCCGCAATGAATGCCACTCAGACGAAGTTGGTCGAAGACCTGGACGCAAAGATCGTTGAACTGGACGCAATCACCGCAATGGAGCCGGCCGACGCGTCGGATGAATCTGTTCGCGGAGTCACGGTCGACAAGCTGACCGCTGAGATTGATTCCCTCCGGTCCCGTCTCTCGGTAGAGAATAAGGCCGCCGATGCGCGTTCGAAGGCTGCGGCCGTTCGGTCTGCCGTCACGACTGCCGGCGTCGTCGTCCCTGCCCCTGCCCCGGTCGCTGTCCGGCGGGCAATGCCTACGCTCGGACGGATCCAGGGTTTCGACAACGCGGAAGAGGCCGCGGCGGCCGGTCGGTTCCTACGGGCTCTGGCTCGCGGTGAACTGCGCGGCGATTTCACGACGCCGACGGAAGAGCCGAACGCAATGGGCGAATTTTCGCCCACCTACGACGGCCGCGGCTCTGAGCTTGTCACCTATGACATTTACCGGGGAATTCTGAATCTCCTGTCCTATTCGTCCGTCGCTACTCAGGTCTGTGCTACCTACGCGGTGAATGGTCCCGGAATGTATCTTCCCGTCGCGGAGATGATGCAAGAGGCGGAGTTCTACCTCGAAAACTGCGAAATCAAGCCCGTGACGTTTGGGGGCGGAACGCGGGCGGCGCTCGATCTCAAGAAAATCGGCGCGCGGGCGCAGGTTTCGAATGAGTTGATGGAAGACGCGTTTGTTAGCGTCGCGCAGTTGGTGGCAAGTCAGTTTGCCTACGCGTTCGCCCGGAAGATCGACAAGACCTGGCTCCAGGGCGATACCGTTGCCGGCATTCCTGGCGGCGGCCTCTGCGGCATGATTCCGGCTTCGAATATCGTAGCCTCGACGGGCGCTCTGTCGCCGGAGATTCTCGCGCAGGTCGTTTCTTGCGTGAATCCGAATGCCCGTAACCGTGCGTGGGTCGTTTCCCCGGCCGGCTGGGGTCAGATCATGGCCGTTGCGGCTGGGGCGATCGGCGCGAGCATCGGAGACGCGGTTCGTCCGGTCGTCTACGGTGCGCCGGTCTATCAGTCGCAAGACTTGCCAGCCGACACGCTTGCGGTCTACGGCGATTTCGGTTCGTCGTGTGCGATTGGCTACAAGCCTGCCGGGCTCCAGATTCGGGCTTCGACTGAGCGGGCGATTGAGTACGACGAAACGGTTTTCGTCGGAACTGCCCGGTATGCCTGGTCGGTCCACTCGCCTAGCTACTGCGCGAAACTAACCGGCGTAGCGACCCCCTCGGCTCCGTCTACGGTTTCGAGCGACGTTCCATCTTCGAAGTCGGCCCCCACTACCTCGACCACTTCCACGAAGTCGACGAAGTAAGTCGGGCGCGTTGATTCATGGCCCCCGGCGCCGGATGGATTCGGCGCCGGGGGTTTTCTTTCCTGGGAGGGTCTGGCTATGTCGTGCGGCGGAATGTCGGCCCTACCCTACGATTCCCTTCGGCGCGTCCAGGAACCCGTCTTCGAAGCGGTTTCGCTGTTCGACGCGAAAGAACACCTTCGCATTCCCCTGGACGTATCGGACGACGACGTTCAATTAATGGCATGGATTGCGGCCGCCCGGCGGATGATCGAAAGCCGGATCGGCTCCACGCTCACGCTCACGCAATGGCAGGCGCGGCTTGTGGGCGTCGGCTGCGGCTGTTCCTGCGGCGGCGTCCCGTTGCCGATGCCGCCCCTGGTAATCGACGACGCGCACCAGGTGGAAATATTCGTCCGGGACGGCGACGGCGTGAAAACCCGGGTAGCCCCCTCGGCATACTCTGTCGATGACGACCGGTTTCCGGCGGTCCTGCGGACCCGGTCCGGCTGGCCGGGAGTGTGCTGCGAGTCGAGCGTTTACATACGGTTTTGGGCCGGGCGGAAGTGTTCGGAAGACGTTCCCGCGCAGTTGCGGGCGGCGCTAAAAATGCTGGTCGGGCATTTCTACGAAAACCGCGAAGCGGTAGCGACGGAGTCGGGGGCGATCGTTCTGCCCCTGGCGGTCGATGCGCTTTTGGCGTCGGAATCCTGGGACGGGGGCTATTGAATGCGAGCCGGACCCATGCGGGAAGTCGTCGTTATCGAAGCGCCGCGCGAGGAACAAAACGCGCTTGGGGAGTCGGTCCAGACCTGGCACAAGTTCACGGTGCGGCGGGCCAGCGTTGAGGCGGTTTCCTATTCGGAAGCTACCCGCCGGCAACAGACCGGCGGCGAGTTATCCCATACGGTCCGCCTGCGGTACGTCGAGGGTATCCGCGGCTCTATGCGGCTGCGCTGGCAGTCTCGGGAAGACCGGATTCTCTATATCTCCGGAATCGTCGAACGCGGGCACCGGCAAGAGCATGAACTTCAATGCGAGGAGCGCGGGTAATGGCGAACCAATTCCTTATTTTTGATTCGCTGTCCTTTACGGACGATTGCCGGGCACTGGGCCGCGGGTACAGGGAACTGCCTAAGGCGCTGGCAAAAAAAACCATCAAGGCGGCCGTCACTCGGGCGGTTAAACCGTTCGTTCCGGCGTTGCGAGCCGTCACCCCAAAGGGCAAGCTGAAACGGGCGGCAAAGGCTGCGGCGCGGGCGGCGGGGCAGAAAAACGCCGTAGACGTAAGTCGTCCAGGGCGATTGAAGCGAAGCATTATCATGAGAACGACCTTTACGAATAAGGTCGATCACGGCTCGTTCCAGGCAAAAGTTACTTTTAGCCGCGGCAAGGGCAAAGGCAATCACGCGATTCTGGTTGAAAGGGGAACGGTGGACAGGAAGAATATCGATGGCGCAAGCCGGGGCAAGGTATCGCCGCGTTTGTTCATTCAGTCGCTTTTTAATTCGATGGCCCCCGGTATTGCGGCATCCATGAACATGCAACTAGCCGCGGGCCTGGAAGCGGCCGGCCGGCAGTTGCAGAATTACATTAAAAACCGCAAGAGGTGACGCGATGGGCTACCCCGAAAAATGGCTCCGCGGGGCGATTGAAGCGGCGACAAACTGCCGGACGTTCCCTATCCAGGCGCCGGAAAACGCCGTTACCCCGTATGTCGTTTACCAGCGGACGGCGACAAGCCGGGAACGGACGTTGACGAATAACGCGGGCCTTCCCCTGGCTACGTTTTCGGTCTGGATTTACTCCGACACCTACGCGGCCGGGAAGGAACTTTCGGAGCGGGTCCGGGTCGCGGTGGACAATTTCAAGGGGGAGGCGGACGGCGTAACAATCGAACGCGTCTTCCTGGCAGATGAGGCCGACGGCGATTTGGTCGATTTCGCCGGGGAAGGCAAACCGACGTACACCGTTGCGCTCCAGTTCGAAATCCGATACCGCGAGGAATAAACGCGATGCCTTACCCATATGAAGATTCTCAAGGGATCACGTTTACCTTTGCCGGGCAGGAATTCGGCTGTACCAATATCAAGAAAAAGGTCAACGGGTCGTCGACCGATGATAAGATCGACGTATCCACAACGAGCCTTCCCAGCGGTTCCAAGCGTCTTTACCAGGATCCGCCTCTGATCGACGACCCGAATAAGGGCGTTTTGGCTATTGTGTCGATTTCGTTCCTGGGCCTGGAGGAACCGCCAACCGATAAGGCATACCCCATCGAATGCGCCGCGCTCGGAATCAGCGGTACGGCTCGCTGTACGTCCTACGAAGTCGAGGCGGCGGTCGGGGAAGTTCTCAAGGGGACGGCGGAGTTCGCTATCGACGATCCGGAGCTATTGGCGGCGCTTTTCGCCCCGGCCCCGGCCCCTTCGACTGATCCGGCCCCCGCGGGCAAGGCGGCCTAGTTGGAGGCCGGCCGATGCAGAAATATTTCCCAGACGCGCAAGGCACCTTCGCACGGTTCGCGGGGTTCGCGCTGAACGGTCTAGTCCGGTTCGACACGACGCCGGCGACCTGTTCTCCGTCGGACGTAACCGGCATTGAGTCCAACACGGTCGGCACGGGTTACGCGTCGCGCGTCGTCCGGCAGTATCACCCCGGCACGATCGACCCCGGCACGGCGACCGTCGAACTATTGGGGACGCCCGTCTATAGCGCCCTGGATACCGGCATGGTCGGGAATCTGACGATCTCCGGCGATTGGGGAACCGTTTCGTATGCGGCGATGCTGTCGAAACTGACGGTAAGCGGTTCGGCTGGCGAAGTTGTTCGGTCCACGATGGAATTTCAATTTATTTAAAGGGGGCAGGGTGATGGCTGTTTCGCGCGACTCACTTTTAGATTCTTGCCGGGCGGTGAACCGCCTGGAGCCGGTGGCGGTTCCGGCGCTTGGCGTCGAGGTCGACCTACGGTATCCGACGTTTTCGGAGTGGCATTCGATCGCGCTGGAGCATCGGCGGCTAAACGGCGCGGAGCCGTCGGCTGAGTTGATTGCCCGGACGGTGGCGGTCGTGCTGGCGAACCCGGACGGGACGCGCATGTTTCCGCCGGAGGAAGTCGGCCAGGTCGAGGCTATGCCCCCAAAGGCCGTTATGGAACTTTACGTTTCCGCCTGGGGCGGCGTCCTACGCGGTCCGGAGGCGACGGAAGACGCAAAAAAAGACTAGAGCGAGAGCCTGAGCGGCTGTTCCTGTTCCGGCTGGCGCTGGCAATGGGGACGGTAGACGTTGACGGCCTCGCGGAGCGGATGCCTATGGATTTGGTCCGGGAGTGGCGGCATTTCTACGACCTTGAACCGTGGGGCGACGATTGGCGGCGTAGTGGGCGAATGGTTTCTCTGTTGGGCGCGGCGCTCGGAGGAAAGACGGGACCGGATTTCGAAACGAAGTTTAGCCCGACGTATCGGGAGCCGGAGCCTGTTCCGGTCCGTCCCCAGACACAGGCGGAGATGATCGCGGAGCTACGGAAAATCCCCGTTTTTGCGAAACAGTTGGAAGGCCGATAAATGGCAACGTCTAAAATCGCCGCTGTTTTCACCGCAAATACGGCGGGCCTGGTTGCCGGCACGAAGACGGCATCCGCGGCGTTCGACTCACTGGCGAAAGACGTTAAGGGGCTACGGTCCGGCCTGGGGACGTTGACGGCCATTTCGGGGGCGCAGCTATTCGGGCAGATTGCTTCCGGCATTTCGGCGGCCACGCAGTCGCTCTACGGAATGTCGGCGGCGGCCGCGGAGACGATCGACACGCTATCGAAACTGGCGACGCGGACCGGGCAGACATACGGCGAGATAGCCGGCCTTGCCCTAGCGGGCGACCTGGCCGGCGTTGGCGTCGACACGATTTCGAACGCGCTCACGAAGGCGGACCGGGCGTTTGTATTGGCGGCGCAGGGTTCGAAGACCGCGACGGCGGCGTTTGCCGCGATCGGTCTTTCTCTGGAGGATCTCCAGGGCAAGAGCGGTTCGGAGCGTTTTCAGTTGATTGCGGACGGAATCGCCGCGCTACCGACGGAAGCGGAGCGGGCCGCGGCGAGTATCGCGCTATTCGGCAAGGCCGGCGCGGAGTTGCTCCCGTTGTTTGCGGACGGCGCCGACGGCATCCGGCAAGCCATGGAAATGGCGGAGCGGTTTGGCCTGGCCGTAACGGACGTTCAAGGAAAGAACGTCGAAGCAATGAACGATTCTTGGACGCTCGTGGAAAAGGCTATTGAGGGGGTCGTCACGCAGATTACGGCGAACCTGGCCCCGGCAATTACGGCGATCAATGAAGCCTTTACGAATTTCGTGACGGGGTTCGGCGGCGCGAATATCGGGGAGGCTATCGCGGACGGCATTCTAGACGGCGCGGAGTACCTGGCCGGCGTCGCGGACTACATCATTCAAAACATTC